ATGCCTATTTTGAATGTATATGTATTCAATCGGCTTACCTTCTTATCGATTTACAGTGATGATGGACAATTTAATACTTACTGGCTCATTCTGTAAAGTGTGTTTTTTGGAAGTGTTTTTTACAGTTTGTCTCACGCAATACAATGGCTAAGTGAGTTTTAAATGTGATTGATTGATTGATTGATTGATTGATTGATTGATTGATTGATTTATTTATTTACTGAAATAAGTGTCTCTCAAAACATTCATATCTTTATCTGGAATTCTTCCTTTTTTACCTAAAAATAGTTTAATCACATCATTCGATGTAAGTTTCTGACCATCTTTCTCTCGAATTAACATTGTAATAATAAAAAATAAACTGTACATACCACATTCATTATTTTGTCTCTGATGTTCCATTTTCTTATTTTCATATCTCGTAAATTCTATTTGTGGAACCATTTCGTTTCCTTGTCTCATTACTGTACTAATAAATCTATTTATTTCAGTTGGTATAGAGTCCGATGTACTGTCGAAATAGAACACGAATCTTTCATCAATATCAATGAAAAGTGACACCCAATGTGAACCTTCTTGATTATGCTTGTCTAAATTAAAAATAACCCCGAATTTCCTTTTTCCCTTTACATATTGTTCATTTAAAGAGAAATTACATAAATTAGGACAAACGCAACGCATTTCTTCGTCTTGTTTACGGTAATCATAATCTATTGCAGACGGCCCAATAAAGTAAAACTGTGGAAATGTGTATTCATATTGTCTCAGGACACCTAAAATATCATAATTTGTTAACCAAGTATTTGGCTTATTTCGCCATTCATCTGGTTGTGGAGGCGCAAATAGTAAAGATAGTAGTTTTGTTTTTACATTATCTTTCGCTATATTCTGTACCCAACATGATTCTTTTTTACAGTATGGTAAACGTTCTTGTAAAACCTTGTGGATTTCAATAGGGTCTTTAGAAGTGATTTGTTTGGTTTTATCAGTTTGAGAACGATTGTATGTACTTTTTAAATCTAGAATAATACCTTTTGTAAAACACGATTTTGAGACAACCCTTCGTCCACGTGAATATGGACTACACGTATCTTTATTCAATGTTTTATTTTTTTTATCACGTGTTCCTTTTTTAACCGTTCTATTTCTATTTCTATTTCTATCTTTCATTCTTTCTTTCTTTCTTTCTTTCTCTTTGTAATATTTAGAGATAATATTGAGTATTGAGTATTGAGTATTTATTTATGGTTTTCTAAACAATTGTTGCATTTTCCAGTATTCTATTTTAGATGGTTTTATCGATTCTTCCGTTTCTCTCAAATCCACACATTCTGTAAACATGTTTTCATCATCTTCTTTGTTTTCATCTTCCTCATCATATATCGAATTACTATTATTATTTAAATCTTTCTCATAAATGAGACAATCAATAAATTTCTTGAATGTATGTTGCAATTTTTCTTTCTGACAAGGATTGTCTAGTAATTCACGAAATGTTTTACAAATATATTCACGATTCTCTTCAATTGTATTGTACAATTCTTGTTGAAACGAATGTGCCGTGTCATAATTCATCCATTCACTCGATGATAATATTTTATCTCCTAAATGTATTTTATGTTTACGACTAACCAGACAAGATAACGTTATCTTATCTATATTGAAGTCTGGATCCATATCTATTCTTTATTTATAATCTTGGATATAATATATATATTAGTTCATATTATACAATGTTAAACACATCGAATTTAGGCGGACCAAGCCAAGGGCATTCTCCTAAACAAACTATATTGAACTACAAAGACAGTACAATCACTTCTATGAGAAGTGTACTGAGACGTGGATGGAATACTTATCCTGTTACAAGTAAAATTAATGGATATGATTTAATGGTTACCCCGTTTCGTGCTGTAAATAATTCTGGGGATTTTCTATCGCGAAAAAACTATCAATGTGGAGATTCAAACCCAAGTGATGCTATGAAGCCTGGTAAAGGAAAACGGTTTGGTTCTATGATCAATAATTGTGATTCTTCTAAGGTCCCTTCTGCTACATGTAATGTAAAATGGGTAGCTGATTCATCCGATTATACCAAGTTTAAGAAACAACAGGCATATAATCGTAATTATAATGATCTTACATTTGGTGGATACCGCAATCGTACAGGAACCCGAAGCTGAACCAACACCCTGAGCCTGAATAACCTTGCGCCGCAGGGTAAATACGTGTACGGTAAATTTCTAGTTATATTATAAACAAAAGATGGAAGAAACCAAAAAAGAAAAAGAAAAAGAAAAAGAAAAAGATACAAACATATTAGGAGAAGGGGCATATGGGTGTGTGGTTCAGCCTAGTTTAGAGTGTAGTAATGCATATGATACAAAAGGAAAAGTTTCCAAAATTATGCAAAAACGACACGCAGATATTGAACTGGATGAGTTTACAGAATTGACCAATATTTCGGGTATCGACCGATACATTATCACTAAACCACACATGTGTTCCCCTAAAAAAAACAAACATTTTAGAAAAACTTTGAAGAAATGTAATAATGAAAAATTTAAAGATAATCATGTAGAATTACGGTTGTTGGTAATGGAAAATGGTGGTGTAAATGTAGATGATATTCTGAATCATCTTATTTTTGAAATGACTTCACTTGAAGTACATATCTTTATTAATCGTTGGAAAGTGTTGTTAGAAGCAATTTGTTTTTTTCAAGAACATGAACTTATCCATAATGACCTGAAAATACAAAATATTGTGTATAATATTAAAAGTGGACAAATTCGATTAATCGATTTTGGAAAAACAAAACCTTTTAGTAAATTCATTGAATTATCCAAAAATAATATTAATAATGAAGGTCTATCATGGTTCAATTATCCACCTGAAAGTGGTTGTCATAACAAAGAAGACTTTGATAAGAAAGAAAATTGTATACTCTTTAGAAACACAATACCGTACGATATATTTGTGAAGAATTCGGTATCCACATTTGATATGTACAGTATGGGATTACTCCTAAAAGAAACGATTGAGAGATTACAGGATTATCGTCAAGAAATGCATAAAACATGGAATATTCCTAAATCTTTTTTGAAAGATTGTCATACACTTTTTTCTGAAATGAGTGAAACAAATATAAGAATAAGAAAAAATAATCCTCGAGAATATTTAGAAACATTTAAAGTATTGTTAAAAAAACATAAAATAGATATTACGGATGACCAACATCCAAACCCTTCTGTAAATGTACAGAAACGTGCATCTAATTTAAGTTATATACCATTACAAATAAGCAATAGTCTTGTACAATGTAACTCAACAAAAGAGTATAACCCATTTACAAAAAAATGTGTAGCACGTTGTAAAAAAGGCAAAATACGCGTAATTAAACGTCCTACCAAGAAACGCAGAAGAGGCGTATTCAACTGTAAATCACGGAAATAAAAAATAAGATATTTTTTTAAATAATATTTTATTTTTTTTCAGTTTTTATATATCAAAAGATAGATAGATGGGCGATAATTAAGGAACAACTGGCTTCTTCTTTACAATCTTCTTCTTTACCGATGCTGTCTTTGCTACTACTGCTTCTGCTTCTACAACTACTTCTTCTTTGACTACTTCTTCTTTGACTACTTCTTCTTTGACTACTTCTTCTACAACTACTTCTTCTACAACTACTTCTTCTTTGACTACTTCTTCTACTTTGACTACTTCTTCTACAACTACTTCTTTTACAACCGACTCTGGTACTTCATCATCGTCACTATCTTGTACATATGTATTTACAGGCATCTTTTCCTCTTCTTCTGTAACCACTTGCTCTTCTGATCCCTTTGGTATATCTTTACTAATTGCATCAGACTGCTCAGATGTAATATTCAGTCGAAGTCCACCTAACACATACTCCATAACCATTGGTTTAACTACACATTGTGTCAACTTCCACGTTAGTCCCCATCCTTTTCCACCAACCCAAATACCACCACACTGGATAATACTCATTACATTACTTCTCTTTGGTACAAAATCCATGGGAGTAGCAGTATCATTATCTGGACAAGGAAATAGTACATCTCCTTTTGTATCGTATACTTCTACTTTCCACTTTCCATCATAACAAGGAACCTTGGGTCTAATCGTTGGGGCTTTGTTAGTGTCTATTTCTCCTGTTTCCTTATTTTTACCGTATTTTAAGAATGAATAGTAACCATCCTCTACCACCTCTCTCGACTTCTTCTTTCCAAACCATACTTCGGCATTTTTCACCGCATCATTCAAAAGTTTATCTTCAAACTCTTTCATTTTTCTTAAAGCTTCATCAGTCTCCTCATTACGGTCTTGGTCACGAGGAAACTGTAGAGAAATGGTATACTTACCATCTGACTCCCCCGTCGTACTATCTGTGTAATCACTTATACCCCACGTTACCAACATAGGAAGAGTGACATACAGACTACGATTAGACTGAGTACTGATAAGTGTTACAGATTTCCCTCCACGATCATTCACTTTAGGTTGCATATACCTAATAGCGGAAGGATTCCAGTTGTTCATAGACATAACGAGTGCACTGTTAGAAGACATATTAAACTTTCGGTTTGATTGAGAATATAAACGAATATGATATGAGAAGAATATTATTATGATACTACTAGATAAGCGAAAACCTTTAAATCAATTTTCTGGAAAATAGACAAGTGTTTTCGTAGAGAGGGTGAAAAAAATGATGTCGATTTTGTCCCAAATTATGAGAAAGAAAGAAAGAAAGAAAGGATGCACAGGCGCATATTTTATTTTGTTTTGTTTTTTTATAAATAATGCTATAATATCTGTAAAACACAACGGAAATACACCATATAACACTAATTTCGTTTTTTTTTTGTTTGACGCCTGGTCTTATTCTTTTTTATATGTTTGCTTTTCTTTTTCTTTTTTTGCACCGCTTTTCTTTTTTTTGCACCTCCATAGTTTAAAGCCCGACATAAAGGACACGCTATTCCATTAACGCCAATATTTCTCCATTCTTCTAAACAATGCTCATGTACGTTGTTACGACAACAGTTTGTGAGTCTACATGTACCCTCTACAATTGTAGTTTTACAAATGGGACACTCGGAAATAGGAAGTCGATTTAGATATATCTTGCATATTTCACCAAGCTTTTTG